GTTCAGACATAGCAGCGTAATGACTATCACGAAGATGGCCCATCAGGTCACGCCTCTCAGAAAGGATAGCGTGCGCACAGGTTCTATAATAATTGTCAAGATATGAAAATCTACAATAGATATAAATAAATACAGGTACAACAAATAATAGCACACCAATGAAAGAGAAAAAGAATACAGAAACAATAGATATTATGCACAAGAAACACCTGGTTCGGAAGTACCAGACTGCTAACAAGCGAATGTCCTCTCGCAGAGCATCATCCTGCAACTGGTTGGCACAATGAACAACTATATCGGAATTCCACCAGGATTCGGGAATCCAATACCACCATTGAATTGAAGGAGAGGTCATCGAAAAAGACAAAAGCTCCTGAGTTAAATTACTAGATGTGGCGTGCCACCACAAAGGATTGCTAGCATTGCGAGCAAAAGAAAACAGCATTGGTTCAGGTGTGGGGAGAACAAAATTCTTCACTCCGTGCTTTACTCCATGAAACACTGCATCGGCAAAGAAGCCTTGGATTTGTTCGTCGTCATCAAAGACGGATCGCGGATCCATAAGCTCTTCAACGGAAAGACCTAGATCGTCCGCCGTACGAGAGAACATACCAGCATCCAACCAATGGGGATGAGGTTTCACGAAAGAATCAAGGTCGTCAGAGATGATATCATCATCATCTTCGGCAGAATCTTCCGGAATAGGAGTGAGCACCATGTTATGTACATCAGGGGTTTCAGTGCCACCCTGTTGCTCTTCAGGCTTCGGACAAATGCAACAAATGCGATTACATGTGGTGCACATGGAAAAATTGGTGCCTTTGATGCGAGCGACATGTTCTTTCTGGTCCGCGATGTGATTCGCCATGATGCGCTCCATCCAATAGTAATATTCAGCAACATTCAAATTGGACAACGTAATTGTAGCGCCAGTCGTTGCATCAAAAACTATAACAACTCTATAAGGGCCACCATCTAAAATACAAATATCAAACCAAGATACGTCGTCATATTTGATGCCACCAAATTCAACCTGTGCCGGAGGTGACAAACGAACTTTGGAACCATTCACACCCCCCTCAACATTGGAATATTCAGGGCGAGTGTGCATTCGCGTGAGAACATAGCGTTGCCAAATAGCAGGCAGCGAACTTGCGAACACCGAAGCATTCATATGGTCGGTGTTGGTGGTGCCGAAAACGGCACCTAGCTCAGGCATCACACGACCTTTGAGCTCAGCCTCTGCTTTAACGGCGACAAAACGCATGTTATTAACGCTTTGAATGATGCCAACAATACCCATGGCTTTATCGTACTTGGGTTTGTT